CGTCGCATTCTCCAAGCCAGTTCAGGGCAAGCTTGGAGATATGGTTCCTAAATTTCACGGTCCATCCGGTGAGGTGTCTCTGACCGGTCTGGCTGTGACTGCACTCATCGCAGCCATCGTGTTTTACCTGGCAAAGAAGTACTTGGTGGATGGACAGTAAGACAAAGTCCGAAGGACTTTAGATCCCCTCGATCTAAACTAGGGACACTACGTGTCCCACTTTGTCTCTAGTCCTTCACAGTATCCCCGCAATAGGTGCGAGTCCCTGTGGGTGTATAAACTCCCGAATCTATCGCAATCTTTTTAAGTTTATCAAAATGTTTCCAAAATTTATCAGTATGATCATATTCCGGTACTGACATGTGTGCCAACTCATGAATCAAAACGTACATTGCCGAATTTACATCTCCTCCATCCAGACAGATGTAAATTTCGTACCCTTTATTCACATTAGAACCAATTGGACCGTTGTCCTTGTTCCAATCAATCATGCCCGTGATGATGGAGGGTTTGCAAACGGGGTGCCAAAGTGGGTCTCCTGTGCGACGCAGAATTTCAAGCAAAATCCAGTACTTGTATTTGAGTTCGCTGAGCATTGCAGGTTCTTTATTCACTGAGACTATGTAGACGAGGACGACAAATAACATTACGAAAATTGGAACATATTCCATCTACTATTACACACTTAGATTTTCTTCCGAAATACAAACTTGGAGTAAAGGTCCGAGATGAGCCCGTTCGGCTGGTCGAGCATGGGTCCCCAGTAAATGAGTTCAAAGTCGAGTTCCTCAAGGCGGTTCATCAGCATGTTGGCATCAAGGAGGGGTTCATCGCGTGCGCCATCCGCATAGAAAGGACCGTCAGTCAGCTTGACTGAAAGCCGCCGCCCACCCTGGTAGATGTCGAATATGTTTCCGAGTCGGTCGATGTAGTGACCTCGCTCGTCGGCTATTTTATTAGCTTGGTGATTGTCTGGGGTTATGCCGATGAGAAGCCCTCCGGGTTTTACCGCACACTGAATCGCCTTGATTGAATTCTCAAAATTTTCCATGATGTAGTGAATAGAAAAGTTGTAGCAGACCACGTCAAAGGGACCTGCAAAAGCCGCCTGAATAATAGTTCCATTCCCCAAAAAAAATACTCCAAAGTTCATTTCAATTGCTCTGTTCTCCGCCTCGGTAAGTGATTCGTCATCTGGGTCAATTGCGAAAACTTGCGCACCGACCGCCTTCCACTTGTGCCAGTCGCCTCCACGACCGCACCCACAGTCCAGAACGCTATCACCGCGGTTTACCCATTTCTGAATTAGTTCTCGCTTGCAGTTGTTATGAAGACGACGAAGAGCTTCCATGGTTGATTCTTCAACCAACCACAACCTTATAAGGTGACATGACACGAATTTTCAAATTTACTGCGTTTTGAACTTAAAAAAGAAATGTATAGATAGTTCAATATGGGTTCTCTTGAGCAGGATTATCTAACTGTTCCAGGGCAGTACTTTGCTTGCATTTCATTTGTCGGTCCAGAGCAGCCTCAGAAGAATGAGAAGCTGGGTATGAAGATTCGTGGGTGCTTTTCAACTCGTGATGAGGCTGCATCTCACGCCAAGCGTCTCCAGAAGGAGGATGCGCTCGTGGACATTTACGTGGTGGACATGTACAAGTGGCTTCTGATCCCACCCGACCGTGACCAGATTGAGGATGTTCACTATCAGAATGAAAAGCTGGAGGAGATTATGACCAAGTATCGTACTAACCAGAGTGCCGCGGCTTCTATGTTCGAGAAGCGCAAGCGCGACATGATGGCACAGCCTCAGCCAGGTCCATACCCATACATCGACCCCTCCGACGAGAATTCCAAGTTTTACACAAAGCCGGATGTGCCTCCCATCCCTCACCCAGCAGAGCTTATCGATGGTCTCAAGATTGAGTTCCCAGACCTGGATATGCCAGCCCTCGTAAAGATTGCTGATGAGCGCATCGCAAAGATTATGGAGGAGCGCAAGATGCCCGCCGTGTCAGTAATTGCTGAGGGTGACGAGTCAAAGGCTGAGGACGACGAAGTCCCCGAGTCTGTTTAATTTCGCTGCGAATATTAGAAAATGTTTTTTAAAGTTTTAGCTTTGGTGTTGATTGCGTTTCTCATGTATATAGCATACGTGAGGTTCCCACCGGCGCCAGCTAGAATATCTCAACCTGTTGCTGCGTACGACAATCAGTTTGAGGTATTTAGGGATATGGAACCAGCCGATCAGACTCGTGAGAATCCGTGGCTGGGATTTTTACAAGAAGATGTTAGAAAACAGAGAACGGGTCCTATTGGTAATTTTGTGGGCTACGACGATCCTTCGTCTAAAGCTCCTTTATATTCTGTGCAGTAGTCCCAGTTCCGAAGGAACTGTCCTCGCTCCGCGGTCTCAAGTCCTACGGACTTGGTCACTTTGCCTGAAAAACAACGGGACGCATATTTGCAAGCAAAAAACCAATCACCATTCCCAACAGAATAAGACCGATTTGATTCTCCTTAAAAGCTTCAAATGGATCCTTCTTCTGTTGTGGGCGTTCTACAAATGTATCAAACTGATGTGGAGAATCCATATGGGAAGGCCACTCATTTTCTGGGAGCGGTGGGGGTGCGCTTCTTGACTGAGACTCGGTGTTTTTTGTCAGGAACGGAAGATTGTCCATCCTCACTATCAGATTCATCACTCTCGCTTTTATCTGCTACAACAAATCCATCCAAATTTCCATCATCATCTGCATCAGATTCATCCTGCTCCTCGTCGCTCTCAGTCTCAATCTCCTCAGAAACATCATCTGGATCATTTGTGTCGTAATCATCAGCATCGTAGTCGTCCTCAACCTTCTCGACAGGCTCGTAACGCGTAGGGGGCTTGGTAGGGCGTCCGGAACGGGTGCGTGTTGCTGGTGCCGAGTCAGCCTCGGCTGCAACCTGTGCAAGAATTTGAAGGGGGGTCGCGTCTGCGGGAATCTCACTCGCTACGCGAGTGGTCTCAGTCTCGTGAATCTGCCGTGCAGATTCACTGCCCGTGAGTTTTGAGGTGCCCCGGGTCGCCCGCATTTTCTATATAATCATCGAATGTATTGTTTAAGTATCTTGGAAAGAAATAAAGACCTTGTGAAATTGAATTTTGATTCAAAATAAATTCTCCTTCGAGCCCCAAATTTGTGGCTATGAGATTGAGTTCTTCCTGTTTCTGCCCATCGTCTGCACGGCGAATCCCGAGTGAAAGATCTCTGATATTTTCTACAGCTGCGTAAAGTGCAGAGGCTGCAGTGTCAAGCTGTTTTGAAGCCGACTGTTCGAACACGCGGAGATTGTCCAAAAAACGCTGCCAGCTGACTGGGTCCAGGCCCGAGTACGGATGGACCATGAGCTCGTACTTCTTGAACCGGGTTTTTGGTCCCATCGGGAAGGAAATCCATAAGAAAAGTAAGAGAAGGACTACCCACAACAGCAACATCATTGAGCTGCTCTACTATTGATGGAGGAAGAATATGTTCACGACCATGAAACTCATTACAGGTGTCCTTGTCAAAGCATCGTTGCGAAATCCGACCTGAATGTATCGAAAACCACGCATGGTTCGACTTGTGTTCGCGCCTGATATTCTCACAGTACTTGGAGTCCGTCTGAACATACCATCCGTCATGATCGTGTCTGTGAACGCGCTTGATGCGAGCCTTCTCCTGACCTGTGAGATATTTCTGTATATATTCCTCAATTCCTGAAATTTCAATGTCAGTCTGTTGAGAGACCGTATTATCGATATCTGTCCTGATTGAAAACAGTTCAACAATTTCAACACTTGGAATCTTTGAAAATTCCCGTGTACTGTTGAGCTGACGCCAGGGAATATATGGGTCGCCTGCAGGTTTCTTATGAGACCAAAGCATCCTAAGTCCTGAACCTCCATAGACAGAGGCATCTATGACAGTGTCCCAAGGTCCTTCACCCAGAGCTTGAATCAATTTTGATCTTAAATTAATTGCTTCGGTCCGACTGACAATGAGGCGCGGCCAGTGTATATGAACACCCGACTTGATGAGAGTGGATGCCTTGCCATCCTCGCCTGGAGGCGAGCCACTCCCGACTGGGCGAGGTCTTGCCTTGGCAACCAGGCACTCTGAAATGTTGTCACCCCCAAGACTTTCATGAATTATAGAACAAAATTGAAGAAGATCTTCATCACTTAATTTTTCTGGAGCCTTATAATCGAGATCTACGAAAAACTTGAATCGATCTGTCTTTTGCTCAACTACAAACAATTTTGATCCAAAATTAATTGCCTGAACATATGCCTGGTGAAATTCTTGGGTTTCCTCCTGAGGAACCATGAGAATTCCACCATCCATGAGAACATGGGTTCCAGACCCTCGCGGGACCTTCCATTTGTCCATTATGTTTAAGACGAGTTAAAACTCTAAGCTTCGCTACCAGAAGACTTTCATTCTTCGTCCGAATCCATAGTCAAAAATGCCCAAAATGATTTAGGTTTCTTTGTCTTTGGAGTTTCTTTGACAATTTTAATCTTTTCTTCGATTTCCTCGAGGTCAGCCTCCGCCTTTTCAATCTCGTAGTGAAGCTTACGGAGAGTCATTGCATTTGCAAGGTCCTCGGGTTTCATCGTGGTGTCGTTACACAGCTTGAGAAGGTGTGTAGCGAGATCAATTTTACTTCTCGTCATCTCTATTAAATCTAAAATATTTTAACCACGTAAATTGAACGGAGTCTTGTTTGTTGCCGTTATTGCTTGAAGAAACTCGGGATTTCTGATAACGTGCTGACGAATCATGGGCCACAAGTTTTGATGTTTAGATATATTTTCTAAACTTTCGAATCTACAGTCGTCATTCTCGTCGTAATTTTTGCGAAAAGGAACCTGATTTCCTTCCATTTTCACCTTTTCTTCTGTGAATCGCTTCACGATGTGTTTGTGCTCTATTGAAGTCATGGGCATGTCAAAGACATATACATGATAATGGTTTATAACATCTACCCCGTCCTCAATGTCACGAGGTTCGGGTGTGTTTGTGATAAATTTAAAATAGGCATATGAGCCACGTTTTAAATTGATCATACCACGGGTTTCTTCTTCGAGTTCTCGAACCGCACATCGAAGTGGGTTATAAATTTCTCGACGGCGGCATCCGCCTGTTACGAAGGTCCATTCCTTGTAGCGCCTGTCATGGACTACAAGAAAGTGAGGTATGTCATTCACGTGAGATACTGGGATTGCTATCGCTTTGTGTCGTTCTCTGGTCATTGTCCTCTACTAATTCTTGTGGAGCAAAAAATTTCTCGAGACTTCCCGTACGTGGATTATAAGTTACCAAAAATACTATACAAATAATGAACGCCCACACGAGCCAATGCATTTTCTAATTTTAGAACAGAGTTTATCTGCGTTTAGTTGGCGTAGAGCAGCGAGCCGAGACCGTTCTGGATGCGGAACACGTTGTAGTTGACTGCGTACAGGTACTGCGTGGGGTAGTTGATGCTGGTGCTTGCCAGACCCTGGATGCCGTTGGGCAGGGTTGAAGGCACAACCAGGCGGAAATTGTCGAGGCGGGAGAAGTTGAGGGTGCCTGTGGGCTGGAGCTTGGAGGTGTCCAGGCAGTAAGAAATGATTGCCACGTTGGCAGTGGCGTTGTTGTGGATGTAGCCCCAAGGGGTGTTGTAGTACTGGGGAAGATCCACCCAGTGGTACATGTGGCGGGAGTCCCCGACATCCACGCCGTTCACCTGCGTCTTGAGCTGGTAGTTGGCAGCGGTCTCCGAGCCTGCACCGTTAGCGAAAATCTGGTTATAGTTCACACAGGGGAAGGCGATGAACTTGACTGGCTGAGCCAGTGCCAGCTCCTGGACGGGGTTGGTGCCCATGACGATGCGCTGCACCTGGGTGATCAGCAGATCCTGCTTCTCCTTGGCGAAAAAGTCACGCTCAGACTGATCCAGATACACGAAGTTGGACCATGCCTGGTACTGCACCTGGGAATAGGAAGTGTTGGTGTTTGAAGTACCTGTGAAGAAGGCGATGGTTGTGCCAGCCAGAACTGGTCCAGTTCGCTGGGAGGGGTAAGTCACGGTCACGTTGCTGTTTGCAATGTTGGATGTGCTTGACACGAACACTGGTCCAGCCCATGGCACACCTGCCACGTACTGACCAACTGCCAGGGAACCGGTGCCGTTGAAGCTTGAAATTTCGGTCAAAGTGATGTCCTTCGTGGTGGATAGTGCGGTACCGGCTGCAATTGCAACAGATAACTCAGCGGAAACCACTGGGGCATAGGCTCTCAGTGCGCCGCCGATAGATGTGCTGAAGATGGAAGTAGCGTTGATAATACCCGTGTTGGAACCGGCGATGATGATGTTTGAAAATGCAATATTAGAAGTGAGAGTGGGTGTTGTATTGGCAGAGAACCCCTGGATGACCACCACATTCGCCTGCAGGTTGGAAGTGGCTGATGTCAGAAGCATACCTGGGAACAGGGGACCAGTGGTCTGGGACACAACCAGGTTGGCTGTGTTGGAAAATGCCAAGGTTCCCTGGCTCACGCTGAAAACATTGATGGATCCGTTGGGGACAGACAGGACTGGGTAACTGGTAGGACCGATGGTGATGTTCTGGGTCAGGTAGGGAGACCAGGTGATGCGCAGCTCCACGTCGTGGAACTGGAGACCGATCAGGGGCAGAGCCACAGACCACTCCTTGCAGAAGAAGAACTTAAGGGGGAAGAAGGAGTTCTTCTGGTTGTTCAGAGTGGTGCTGGTCGAGTTCAGGTAACGCTCGGAATAGGTGCGAGCACCCAC